CAGCAGCTACTTGAGCAAGCTCCTTCTGTGCCTCAGTCTCCTTAGTCCTGTTGCAGTCCTTCTCATCTTCATCAGTAAGTGCCTGTTTGTTAAGGTATTGCTTACGGAATTCAGAGGTAGTAATAGCATTACCCATGAACAGCTGAAGGCCATGGTTCTGGGCAGCTCTTTCCTCTTCTCTATCTATAGTGGGGAACGTGAACTTAACCAGGTTCTCCTCTACGACGTCAAAGCCACCCTCTAGGAGGAGTGGCAGTATGACAAAGTGGGATATGGTGTCTGAGATGACCTGTTGGTAATCCTTAGCAGAGTCCTGTAGTCCCTTGTTAATGTTGGTTGCGGTGCCTCTTGAGGAGCCTCCACCTCTACCCAAGTCTAGGGGAGATAGTCTCAAACCAGCAATACACCTTGCTTCAAAGTAGTCTAGGTAGGGGGATAGGTCTAGCGCAGAGCCCTCTCTACTAACGAGCTTAATCTCGTGTCTCTCACTAGTTACGATGTAACCCTGTGCCGGCAGTCCCTGTACTTCAGCATGTGCCTTGTCTACCTCGTTCTCTCCACCATCGTAGTATATGGCTGGCTTGTTCTCAGTACCCACCTTGTAGTGGTATAAAGGAAACGCCTCCTTAGAGGCGACGATAATAGCTACTTCTTCTAGCTTACGTAGGGCACGGATGTCATCTAGGACCGGCAGCAAATATGGGGTGCCGAACGTGAACCCTGTCTTCTTGTCTACTGTGATGTGTACTACATCCTGGAAGGCGTACTCCTTATCAATGACTCCACCGTCAACGCCTCCTCCCTCAATATGTTGGCGCCACTTCTTAGGTGTGCCAAACCTATCTACCTTCACTTCCATCGTGGTGGGGTCGCCTACGAACACACCGGCTATAGGCTCTAGTTCCTTGCCCCATACCTTGATAGGTTTACCACTGGACCTCTTAGCGTCTCGTCTAAATATGATGTATGCGTTGTGATACGTAACTAGGTTAGTTACTAGTTCTCTGACCCAACTCTCTGTAGTTATACCAGTTAGGAGGGATATCTCGAAGAGTCTTGTCTTAATATACTTAACGAAGTCCTCATCTCCTCCGGACACCTGATAGCCTTCCTTTAGGATCTGCTCTCTGTGCTTACGTATGGATTGAGTTATGTAAGGTTCAATGTCAGAGGCTCTGGCTATTTCACTAAGGTCGTATATAGGCGTTGTAAATCGGGTGCCATTATGGCGTCCTATGGAGCTAGTGGGTCCTTTGTACTCATAACCCCTGACTCTTCCCAGCATTTTGGTGCGATTCTCTAGGGCTTTGACGATGTCTCCACCTCTAGATCCCTGTATAGATAATTTGATATCCTTACCTTGTACAGGTGTATTTATATAAACTGGTTTAACCATTGAATGTATCGTCTAGAGCTGTCTGTATATTTCTGACTAATTCGTCAATTCTTTGCTGTTGCTGCTCTTCTGAGCAGTCTGTACCAAGCGTCTCACTATTTTGCTCAGGCGCTATTCCAAATGGGAACTTTAGATTCTCGCTAGTGAAGGTGGGGGGATTAGGGAAGTACTTCTTACGGTCTTCCTCGGAGATCACTAAATTGGGTGGTACTTCCTCTAGTATTGAGAAAATTGCCTGGTCATAGTTCTTGTCTATTATAGTAGGCTTATCAATGGCACAGTTATTCGCCAGTTCCGGTCTATCTGATTGTATTTCTAGGAGTCTAGCAACTCCCAGGAGCTGACGGCGGTCTGCACCCAACTTCCATGAGCCTGAGTTGGAGGCACCGAAGTCACCTATGGTAGAGCTGATCTCCTTGAGTAGTGCATCGACCTGATCGAATAGAACTCTTACAGAGTGTAGTAGAGCCCAACCAAGAGAGAACATACCACCACATGAGGAGAGGTTCTCGAAGTCTGCCGTGAAGGCCTTGGTTATCTTGTGTGTTATCTTATAGTAGAACTCATTGACATTGGCCATGATCTCAAACAGAGCGTCCTGGGCCAGGTTGCCTAGGAACTTAGATATGAGGTTCTCTATTCTAACTATCTCTCCACCTAAGCTTGTGGAGAGTATGCGGAGCAGACCGGCTATTGTTCTCATGATGTTTGGATCACCTAGCTTTTCAAAGATCTGCACGAGACAGCATAGGTCCCTGTCGGTCAACTGGTAGTTGAATGTGGCTATCAGATCCTCATACAATCCGTCGCTTGATTCTTTAATCGCTCTAGTGGAGCTGGCGAGCTGCACAAAGATCTTACTGGTGCCTCCCTTTCCATCCGCTTCTGTATTGAAGATGTTATCATTCTGCGGCTTTACGTCTGTGAACTGAGCTTTGTACGATTGGAACTTAGGTGAGAATGTAGGTGCCGTGTTGAGAGCCCCTCTAATCGTCTGTTGGTTCTGGGCGACATGCATGTAGGCTATCCAGTGATCTATCGTCAGGTAGCCTTGTGGCCTGTCTAAGCCACCGTACCTTGCGTAGTACTCGGAGACATACTTGATGATGATCTGTGAGTCCTGGAATTCGTTTCCTTTCTTGAACTCGTCATAGTCTAGACCAATACTGTCTAGTGCTGCGGCTCTTGCCTCTGGAGAGGCAGAGAGCTCTTCTATCTGTTGCTCTACTAGAGGTGTGGAAATATTAGCCCCTTTAAGGATAGCTAGTATTCGTTCTGCTTTAATACCTAGTTCTAGGAACAAAGCAATACCCGCTGGTATCTGCCCTATCTGTAGGCCCTTGGCCCCTTGCTCTACACCCAGTGCCTGGAAGATAACTGTCTGGAAGGGAGAGATAGTGAGCATACCTATAATGGTTGTGATGATACCATTAGCCGATATGAATTCCTTCACCATGTCTGCCGTGTCCTTCGCATTGCTGAGCTTCTCTGTAGTCTCCCTACTAGTCTGCTCTACAGATGCAGGCACCTGCATATTGATTACTTCGCCGCGTAGATCCCACTTCTTACCGAGTGTAATGTCAATAGCCTTCTGGTAGAGGCTGTATGTTATCCTGTCACCGTCTTTAGAGTCTTCCTTAGCTAGTCGAGTAGCCGCTGCTCGTACAGAGTCAGCGTACTCTTCAATAGGTATGAACTGAGCAGGGTTCATCTTGGACAAGCCATCTTTGATGACATTGCCTTTCAGAAATGTAGTAGCCAACCCTGAGAACAGTTCGTCGATAGCTTCTTGCCTTTCATCAGTACCAAAAGCATCATCAGTCAGCCTATCTCTAAACTGATCAATGTCCTGTATTTCGGTTAGCTTTCTTTCCCTCTGGAAAGGCTTCCTGCCATCGTACTCTAGATTCATTAGAATTTCTTCCTGGTGAAACCGCTACCGCCACCTCTGGCTCTACTGTTAGGGTTACTATCAAGTCCTCTCGACTTGCTATTACCCTGCCTATGGTTCTTTGACGTAGTCTTTACAAGGTTCCATCCGGAACGCTGGTCATGCTCTCTCTCTATTACAGATGGGTGTACATTCTGATTAACCTCGTCGCTCACTTCAACTGAAGCTATGTGTGTCACGTACGGCGCACTCTTAAGGTCACCCTCCTTCCAGTAGTAGCCACCACAAGCTAAGTAATAAGCTGTGAGTGTGTGGTCATCACCCTGAGAGTATCTAGGCAGGCCATAGACAGACATACCCTCAACCCGGAAGTTTCTCATCTGCTGTACAATGCCCATGCTGCCTGTTCCTGTACTTAGGGTCGTATCCTCAACCTTAGGCAGGACAAGGAACCCATCCTCCAGTAGTTTCTTAGTCTGCTCTATTAAGAAGTGTTTCGCACTTCTCTTGACCTCTTCCCCAGTAACAGGGTCTGTCACGGTAAGGTGTTGGTTCATAGCAATAGAGAATAGTTTTTGATCTAGTAGAGAACTAGGTTCAGTTAGGGCGTGCTTTTTAAGTAGCTCCACTTGAACACTACCATAACCAGCGTCCACGAATATGTACTTAAACTTCCAGTGCCTATTGAGGTTAATAATGATCTCTACTGACTCTGTTTGCAGGTATTCTGTTTCAGGAATAATAATTTTCTTAGCCAGCTGTAACTTATTATTAAACAGCTCTAGAATGACCATGTGGGTACCAGCGGTCTTATTCCAGTCAATACCTAATATATAGTCGGCGTTATACTTGGGTTCCCAATTATCCGTTTCATAGTTCTGTATAGACGCGTCCAGGCATCTAGCCTTGAATACACCTTCTTGAAGCTCAGCAAAGTCAGCCAGATACTCTTGAGTGTATGTAACAGGGTCTGTGGTCCCTCGGAAGAAGGCTTCAGTAGAAGCAGACCATTCCGGAGACTCAGCCGAGATGAACCAGAACTCTTTAAAGCCTAGGTCCTTGTCTGTCACGTATGTGTAGAATCTTCTTCTCCAACCACGAGGGGTTGTGGAAGCTATCAACCTACAGTCACTGTGAGATGCGAGGATGGCAAGCACGGCATCAATGTCTTTATTCTCTAGGGTATCAATCTCATCGATGATGATAAGGTGAGCATCCTGTCCACGAATCTTGTCAGACCCTGAACCACTGGTTGCACCAGCAGAGAAGCCAAGTATCTTGGAGCCATTGTTAAATTGCATCAAAGACGGTGTCTTTGTATATCTAGCTAGGGATCCCTTTAGGCCTACACTCAATTCGATGAACTTATTCATTTCATCAAAGAATCTTGCGACCTGTCGCTCATACGGAGCGATGATAAGAATATTATGGTTCTTATTGGTCACAGCATGGTGGAGAGTCTCGACAACCATGGCCTCCGTATTATGGGTTACTAATCCATTGGCGAGGCAATATAGATTCGTGGGGGAATCTACATGTAAATCGTAGCAATGCTCCACCCTTATATTTTTTGTGATAATCCCAAGGCCACCGTCCGTGGGTAGATGTTTAGTAGAAATGGAGTTATATTCTAGCAGGTACTTTTTTCTGTCTATTGCTAAATAAGGGGTTAGCTCTTTTAATATCCTAGGTACATTATGGGCATGTCGTAAAGACACGCTCAAGACAGGACCATTTTTATACTTGGGCCTATTATCAACGTATATGCTAGACTCAAGCTGCCAAAGAGCTAGTAGAGCGTATTGGAAAGCTAAGACAGGTTCTTTAGCCTGCATGCTTAGATTTATGGTTATCTCATTACCACTGCTGTATACACTACCATCTGAATCGATTAAGCCGGCCACAAAATTTAGAAGGGTTTTCCTGTTCCATGTTTTGATGACTTCTATGTTCGCCCTTTTTTCGTGGGCGCGCTTACCTCTACACCCGTCTCCTATTAAGGCCCCTAAAGCGTAGGCCTGAGGCTCATCTACATTACCCAAGGGAAGAGTTAATTCTTTTCTAAATACTCTATGTTGTTTTCTAAAGTCTTTAGTTTTCCTAACTTTACCAGTAGAGTCTAGCCATGGGTGATCCAAAGTACATGTAGCCCTTATCATGCCTCTATTAACTAAATCAACTACTTCTTGAGATCCTTGATCAAAAACGTTAAGAACTTGTATCTTTTTACCTTCTTCACTATACACCATGTCACCTATTTTAATATCTTCTATAGGTATAGGGCCAGAAGGTGTGGCTACTAGTGTGCCCTTTACTATGCATTTGCCACTTCTTCTACCTAGTCTGTTAAGCTTGTATTGGCTGGTGCAGTAGATCATATCCTCTTGATAGAATCTCGGCTCCCAGGCTAGTTGCATTTGGGCCCATGCAATAGGGTCAAGGAGCACTGCCGCTTCTTGGAACTCCTGTATAGTATCAAAGTCAGCCGGGTCCAGTTCTAATGACTGACTCCCGGCGCTCTTACTACAATTAGGCGGGAAAACTGTTTTAGTTAAGCCCTTATCAAATAACCCTTGATAGTACTTCTCGCAACGTGTGCAGAGGTCCTCCTTGAACTCGCCCACAGGGGCGTAGTTCGTTTCTAGGTAGTTGTTCTCCGGAATGTATTGACTCATTTCTTAATT